TGCCATTGATGTCAACATGGTGGTAATTAAATTCGGAAAAACAATTAAAATTAGTAGTTTAAAAAATGAAAACTTTATTGTTCAAACAAATGCCGCAACACCATCTGCTGTTAGCAATCCATTTGCACCTATTCAAACTTTAGTTGATTATAATCAAATATCAAGAACATTAAGACTCTATTGGGATGATCAAGTTGAACTTGCTTCTGACCAAGAATATTTAATTAGATTAGTTAATTTTTTAGACGCAGTAAATGAGTCTATAGATGAAGAGCAGGTGTTATTTACTTGGAAAGGCGATGACGCAACCCCATCTTCATTCTCTTCCGTTAGAGCTCCAGATGTTGGAGAAATTTTAGTTGAAGACAAGTCCGTAAGAACAGACGCTTATACAAGTATCCAGATCCTTGCTAAAAACCCAGAATTCTTTATCTCAGAAGTGTATCCAGTAAATGGTGATTTTTATCTAGGTAATGATTTTAATTTCGGAAGAGCAGTCATAGTCTTTAATGCAAGGCCGGCATCAAACTACTTAAGTAATACATACTTTAAATGCCAAAGAAAAAAGATACAAAGAACACCATCAAGATGGGAAAATATATCTACAGTAATCCAATTGCATTCTTGGAAACCAGAAGTCTTTATTGACTTCCCATCTTTATTGGACGCAACCCCAGCATATTATACTGAAGATAAAGAATATTTTGAAAGTGGATATAAATACAGAATTGTAGTATCTAAAGATATTGGTGTTTAAAAATGGCTAATTTAGTTTATGGCAAAGCTAAAACTGGTCTTTTAACAGGATTAATAAACACTTCTGCTTCTCAATATGCGGTATTGCTAGTCGATAAAAGACTTTATTCAATCAATGCAGTAAATGATGAATTTGTTTCAAACATTCCAGCATTAGCTATAAAAAAAAGAACTGGAAATATCAGCGGGATAACAGTCAGTAATGGTGTGTTAGACGCAAGTGATTTAATAGTTCTCCACGATGGCTCCTACTTTGACGCAATTATCTGTTATCAAGTAGGTAGCACAGATGCTAATTCGAGATTGTTTTTTTACATAGATTCTTCAACAGGTCTACCATACGAAGGTAGTAATTCTAGTTCTTCAATTACTATTGTGTGGAGTAACACAGTTAGTAAAATATTATCATTATAGGAAAAATATGGCCACTCAATATCCAGCATCTTTAGACAATTTCGTTAATCCAACTTCAACTGATAGACTCGATTCTGTATCTGTTCCCCACCACAAACAGCATACAGACATTAACGACGCTGTAGAAGCCTTACAGACCGTTATAGGGTTGAATCCAGCAGGTTCACACCTAACTGTTAAAGATAGAATAATTGCAGCTGAAACAAATATTTCCGCTCAATCAGTTTTAAATGGTTTGACCGATGTTACTATAAATACAGCTGCTAGTGGACAAATTTTACGTTACAACGGATCTCAATGGGTCAATTACGCAGAATCAGATCTTGTTGATGGAGGAAATTTTTAAATGTCTAATATTTTAAGAATTAAAAGAAGAGTCGCTAGCGGTTTACCAGGTGCACCAAGCTCTTTAAAGAACGCAGAATTAGCATTTAACGAAGCTGACAATACCCTTTACTACGGTTTTGGCGATGATGGCAACGGCAATGCAAATAATATTCCAGCAATTGGTGGTATTGGTGCATTCGTATCACTTACTACTTCTCAAACGCTAACTGGAGATAAAACTTTTTCTGGAACAGTTGTTGTTCCAACGCCAACGGCAAATGCTCATGCTACAACAAAACTTTATGTTGATCAACAGGTATCTAATGTTAGTAACATTGTTGCAAACGTTGCTACGGCATTTACAGTTTCGGGCGACTCTGGATCAAACCAAACAATTACTTCAGGTACTGATACACTAACAATTTCTGGTGGTACTGGCTTAAGTTCTGTTGCAGGTGCGACTGATACAATCACGATAAACCTTGACAACACCACAGTAACTGGTGGCTCATACGGTGGCGCAGGAACTGTTGCGACATTCACTGTTGATGCCCAGGGTCGTTTGACAGCAGCTGGTAATACGGCAATTTCTTTGACTTCTTCAAACCTTGACAATACTGCGGTAACTGCTGGCTCTTATGGAGCTGCAAATTCAGTGGCAACATTTACAGTAGATGCAAAAGGAAGGCTGACAGCAGCTGGTAATTCGGCAATTGCAATTACCGGATCACAAATTAGCGACTTGTCAACCGCAGCAGTAACCTCACTCACTGGTACCGCAAATGAGGTTACAGTATCTGCAGCAAGTGGGGCAATTACGATTGGCTTACCAGACGATGTAACGATTGGCAATAACTTAACCGTAACTGGTGATTTAATTGTGAATGGAAATACAACAACTTTAAATACAGCAACTCTTGTTGTTGAAGATAAAAACATTGTTCTAGCTAACGCAGCATCGCCTACAGATATAACAGCTGATGGAGCTGGTATAACAATACTTGGTTCAACAAACAAAACTTTTAATTGGGTTGACGCAACAGATGCTTGGACATCGTCTGAACATTTAGATCTAGCTGCTGGAAAAGTTCTAAAAATAGGAACATCTGAAGTATTATCAAATACTACTCTAGCTTCAAGTGTTGTTAACTCAAGCTTAACTTCAGTAGGCAATGTTACTTCAGGAACCTGGAGCGCAGGGACAATAGCTATCACTTATGGTGGCACTGGTGCAACAACTGCGTCTGGTGCTAGAACCAATTTAGGTTTAGCTATAGGAACTGATGTTCAAGCCTATGATGCAGAGCTCGCAGCAATAGCTGGCCTTACATCAGCAGCTGACAAGCTCCCGTATTTTACAGGAGCAAATACTGCAGACTTGGCTACGTTCACTACATTTGGTAGAAGCCTTGTAGATGACGCTGATGCAGCAACAGCAAGAGCAACTATTGGTGTTGGAACTATTGCAACACAAAATTCAAACAACGTTACAATTACAGGTGGATCTATTTCTAACTTGACGACATTTGATGGTATCACATTTGATGGTGGAACCTTCTAAGTAAAAAGAAAGGTTTTATAGTGGCAACACCTAGCATTACCCAAGGGCAAATAGCACTTGATCCTATCAATAGAATATTTTATTATCTAGACAGTAACGGAACTTTAGTTAACTCGTCATTAAATTTATTGCAAGAATCAAACACTTCTATTACAACAGAAGAAAACTTAACAGTAAATAACATAACTGTTCTTGGCAACACGACTGTTATTGATTCTACTGTAACGACAATTAAAGACCCTATCATTACACTTGGTGGAAAAACTGCACCAACAGTTGATGACAATAAAGATCGTGGTATTGAGTTCCGTTGGTATGACGGTTCACTTGCTACTCCAGCTGCAAAAGTTGGATTTTTTGGTTTTGATGATTCATCTGGAAAATTTACTTTTATACCAGATGCTACAAACACATCAGAAGTATTTTCTGGAACAATTGGAGAACTTGCCGCAAAGATAGATTGGGACAATCTTCTTAATAAGCCAACATTTGTCAATAGCATTACTGGCACACCAAATGAAATAGATGTAACTGCAACGACTGGCAATATTGTCATAAGCCTACCTGCAACGGGTGCTATGAACATTACTGGCACAGCAGCTGGATGGACAACTCCTAGAAAAATAACTTTAGGTGGAGATCTAGAAGGAAACGTTTTAATTGATGGCGGAGCAAACGTAACACTAGATGCATATGTTGTTGCAAATGCAGTAGCACTTGGTACAGACACAACGGGTAACTACGTTGCATCTTTAATCGCCGGAACTGGCATAACGCTCACAAACAATTCTGGTGAACAGGCTCAACCAACCGTTGCAGTTACCACAAACACCTATGATGCTTACGGTGCTGCATCAGCTGCAGAATTAAATGCTGCAACCGATGCATCCACGAAAGCTGCAACAGCGTACAGTAATGCAACAATATACACAAACAACCAATTAGCTTCATTTGGCGTAGACAATTTATCAGATGT